GCCCACCGGAGCGTTAGCCGTGAACCCCGCGTACAAGTTCAGCAGATCGTTCTCCACCTTCTGTGCGATCGCCGCCACCGCCGGCTGCATGTAGATCTTCAACAGATCCGGCACCGCCAGCACTTTGGTTACGTCCGGAATCTGGAAAGTCGCTTCCGCGTGCGTGTTCAGCACGATCTGCGCATTTCCCAGATTTGGATTCTGCGTTTGCACCGTTCCGCCCTCGAGGATGTTGTTTGCCTGCATCACAGGGGGGATCGGCACGTTAATTGTGTCGCCGGCATGTGCCAGAGCTGGCTCATAATCGCGATTCACCAGGTTCCCCATAATGAGGTTCCCTACCAGCACCGGCAATGCATCCGCCGCCACCAGCTTCACAATCGCGTTGGCGACATTCGCTGAAGTAATTGCTGCCATTTCTTCTCCTTGTTCCTTTCTTCTTGCCGGCTACTGCGACTCGCTCCCGCTCGTCTAGCCGGAACTTCTCTACAGCCCCCGAAGGGTCTGCGATGCCACGCGTACGATTTCCTCTCGTACCCGCTCCATCTCCTCCGCGCTCATGCCCGGCCGGATCTGTTCGAGGGTCACCGTTTCTCTGCCTCCACCAGGGGCTTTGTGGGTGGCCGTCATCCCCGTCCCCCCCGGAATTCGCGCCGGCAGAAACTCCGGGTTCTCATTGACGAATGTAGTGAGGTACTCCTTCACCGAAACGTCGCCTTCATCGCCCCGCGCCACCAGCCGGCCATCCTCGTTTCGCACAATCCCGTCTTGCACCGCCTTGAATGCCAGGTCTATCTTCGATACGCCCAGCCGCTGCAATTCGGCCCTCACTGCCGAACTGCGTTCCGCTTCCTCCGCCGCTTTGCGGCTCCGCTGGTTCTCAGCTACCAGCTCGTTCATCCGGCGCTCCAGTTGTTCCCGGCGCTTTCGTTCCTCGAGCAACTCCGTCTTGTAAGCCGGTTCGCTTCTGGCCTTCTCGGTATTCGTGAACTCCTGAACAGCCTGCCGCACGATTGCTTGTATGTCGATTCCTTCCATATGTCTCCTTGGGAACTCTTACCCCCCGTTTTCGATCTCCTCCACCACTTTGTTTTTGATGTCCTGCCGTGCGTCACTCAGGTATTTGAGAGCCAGCCTCTTAAAGACCTCCTTCCTTAAGGTCTTCGACTCGATCCCAAGGCCTAGTAACTTCTGCGCATCGTCTAATTCCGTGCCTAAGTCGTTGATGTCAAACTCATCCATGCCCGAAACGTCGATCGTGACACCGTCCTGCCTCGCCGCCGCGATTGCCCACAGCGTCTGTTTCAACGCATCCTTGACCGTGGAGCCGTATGCCCTCAACACTTCTTCCGTAGTCGCAAAATCCAACTGCTTGCTCACGGCCGACTGGCGTGCTCCCGAGCCCGCCTCTCCTGACTGGATCATCAGGTAGCAAACCCGATAAATCTCGTCCCGCAGATTCTGCAGGTTGTCCGCTGCAATTTGGTAGACCTTGCCTTCCGGTTCGGTCCACCCGAATCTGTCGTCCTTCCCCAGTTGGATGTAATACGACTCTCCCACTACCTGCTTCCATTCCCGGTCCGAGTACACTACCGGGGAAGCAAATAGGCCCATCGTGAGAGCCCATGAGAGCGCGTTCGACTTATTGAAGTGCTCCAGCTGCAGTGAGGCCGCCTTGTTCATCAGCCACAAGCCATCCGAAACTTTTACCTCGAATACCGGTACCCGTCCCAGCGACGCTAGGCCGTGCCGGCCTTCATCCACCAACTCGATCGGACTCGATTCTCCGCGCTTCCGGTAAATCTGATAATTCTCCCGGTTGTAGTAGATCCACCGCGTCTCCTTTTCCCACCTCGCATCCGTGACCTGAGACTGTTGTAGGCACGATGTCCGCAGCACGATCCAATCCAGCCCGCCCAGCCGGTCGTGATTCCAGTTGATGACCTCGTCCGGCCCGTAGTCCATCAAATACGCCCGCGATTGCCCGCGGGCGTCTTCCTCCGCCCGTGACCGCGCTTCACCGTCGATCTTTGGAAAATCGATCACGATATAGCTGCTTCCGCAAACCAGCGCCTCCACGAACCGTTGCCGGAAAAACTCGGTCAGGCTGGTCCCTCTGAGATCGCAATCCTCGGAGAGCACAGAGTAAAAGTTCTGCGCTGCTTGGTCGCTGCCCCCAAGCATCACCGCCGGCGCGCATCGCATCAGCGTCGCCGCATACCAGTCGATAATCGATCCGACGTAGTTCTCGTAAAACACCCGAGCTAGCCGTTCGAGGTAAACATCACCCGGCTCCTTATGCCGCCGAACCAGGTACGACGAGGCGTTCGAGCGTAACTGCTCGCCGCCTGAATAAAGGTCCTTGTACTGCCGCCAGATCGCTTTCCGCGCGACGTACTCAGGATGCTCCCGGTTGATCGTTTCCATCACTGAAACCTTCTCACCTGCTGCTCTCCAATCGGCGGCAACGGCCGGCACTCCTCCCAGATCAGGTAACCCAGCGCATCCGACGCATGGGTCCGCATGCGATCCCGGTCCTTATCGATCTGCCCGGTGTCGCCCTTGTAGCAAACCTGTTCGAAATCCATGATTAGTTCCTTGCATTTCCTGTCGATAAGCAGCCCGATATCCCCGCTGGCCGTCTTTAGCTTTGAGTTCATCAGGTTGATTCGCTCGCGCACACTCGGGTTGGACTTGGGTACCTTGTATTCCACCTCCAACGACGAGTAAGTCGTGAAATGTTCCTTCACCATGTCGTAATCCGACATCCCCGACGTTTGCTGGGCGAATCCCGAAGCGTCCCCGTAAATGTGAACTCCCGGTTGGTGTTTCGGATACCGTGCCAGAAACGCCCCTACCGCCTGCCGCGTCGTCGCATGCCGAATCACGATTTCATCCAGCACCATCACTCGCCCGCTTGCGATCTGCGCGATCACCGAACTCATTGGGTCGACGTTGAAGTCCAACGCCCAAAGGATTGGCTTCCGCTGATCGAGAGTCAGATCGCTTAAGTTCTGCGACTGTTCGAACGCGCTGTACACGCGGCTGCCGTCCAGGCTGAGATACTCCCCCAGCACCTCTTGCGCATAAAACTTCTCATCGTAGCTATCCCGTAAACGCGTGTAAAACTCTGGATCGCGCTCCAGCAAATGCCTGTTTTCGCTGGGTTTCGCCAGGATTGTTTGATATTCGGCAGCTGGTTTCCCGATAAACTTGCGATACACCCAGTCGTAACCCTTCGGCGTCCACGCTGCGAATCCGCATAACACCGACGCCTTCGGGTCTCGCAGTCGGCCCTCCAGCCTCAGCCACGCCTCTTCCTGCGTGTAAGTCAATTCGTCCAGTCCGAACCACGCCAGATTCGTGCCGCGCAGTCGCTCGAAATCGTCCACCGGCCGAAATAGGATCCGCGACCCCGTATCGATCATTACCAGCGCATTCTCGGCCTTATTGTGGTCGTAAGGTATGTTGTTTGCGCCCAGGATCTCGAACAGCGTTGCCTGCGTAGCATCCCGCAGCATAGGATAAGTCGGCGCACCGAGCAGGCCTGTCCGTCCCGGATTCAAGTAAGTCAGCCGGATGGTTTCCTGACACAGTGCCTGACTCTTGCCGCTTCCGATCGGTCCTGAGTATCCTTTATATCGGGCCGTACAATTGTGAAATGCTCTCTGTGAATCCAGCGGATCGTAGACTATTTCTCGGTATCTGACGTCGTGTCCGGACTCACCCATGTCACTTTGATCTCCTTGGCCTCATCTTCCTGCGCTAACTCCTCTCCCAGCTGTAGAAGCTTCATGTACTCGGCGACTGTCGGCTCGTACCCTGGTTTCTTGATCTTGTCCTCAAACTGTCCGAGCGTCTTCTCGAGAAGCTCGTTGACCCGCACCTTGATACGCACCTGTTCCCAGTGCTCACATAGCCGGCAGTTCTTGGGAGCCTTCTCTTTCGGTTGCCCTTTTTTTGCCATCCATGGTCCCCAGAAAAGAAATGGCCCCGCATTTCTGCGGAGCCGCCAATCTTTCTACGCCCCTGAGAGTAGCACTAGCCCCGAAATAGGCCGCGCCTACTAACTGTGTAAGTGAATGAAAAAGAGACAAATATAGTTCTTACCGATTTGTGACCGCGAGTTTCACCCCTCCATAACGGCCTTCAGCACAGGCCGAACCGTCGCCAAATCCGGTGCAAACAGTGACATCTGCTCCGGATCCGCAAACACCGCCTCGTAATCCGCCTCCGTGAACGCCCGCTCGAGCCTTGCCGCGAACGTCACCCGCAACACTCGCCCGTAATGATTCACGTCGTAATCCCGTCGATCCGCGCCGTCCTCCTCTACGACCGCGCCTCCGCCCGATCTCGTTCGGTACACCCGCACCCGGTCCCCCAAGCTCCACTGCGTTCGCCCGCTCGCCAGCATC